ACCTGATTGTCCTCGACGAGCTGCGTGAGCACACGAACTGGGACTCGTGGGGCGCTGTCACCAAGACGATGATGGCGCGCCCCAAGGCGCAGACCTGGTGCCTGTCCAACGCGGGTGATGACGCGTCCGTGGTGCTGATGAGCCTTCGGAAGAAGGCGCACCTGGCGCTTGGGGACCCCGACGGCATCAACGCTGACGACACGGACCTGACCGCTTCCGGCGGTGACTCCCTGTGCTTGATCGAGTACTCGGCCGCGCCGGGGCGGTCCACCACGGACCGTGACGGGTGGGCGGAGTCGAATCCGTCGCTCGGGTACACGGTCGAGGAGGCGTCCCTGGAGGCCGCTGAGGCCACCGACCCGGAGCCCGTCTTCCGCACCGAGTGCATGTGCCAGTGGGTCGACGTCATGGCCGTTGGCCCGTTCCCTGAGGGTGCGTGGGAGGCGTGCACCGACCCGCGGGGCATCATCCCCGATGACGCCCCGATCTCCTACGCCGTGGACGTCTCATGGGACCGTGGCGCGGCCTACGTCGCCGCCTGTGGACCCCAGGCCAGCGGCCGGCTCCAGGTGGAGATCGTGGCCGCGCGCCCCGGCCAGGGGTGGGCCGAGTGGCTGCCCGAGTGGTTCCGCGGGTTCGTGGACGCCGACAACCCCGCCCGCGTCGTCGTCCAAGGCAAAGCCTGCCCCGCCGCGATCCTCGTCGACACGCTCGCCGACGTCGAGGGGCTGACCGTCGTGCCCTGGGTGGGCGGTGACCTGGGGATCGGGTGCGGCCTCATCTACGACCAGGTCGCGGCCGCCGCCCCGGACTCCACGTCCGACCTAAAGCCTCTCGCCCACCGGGGCCAGGAGGCCCTGAACCTGGCCGCCCACACGGCAGCGCAGCGCTTCTACGGGGATGGCTGGTACTGGGACCGCAAGAACTCCCCCCAGGACGCCGCACCCCTGATCGCTGCGACCGAGGCCCTGTGGGACCAGATCACCAACGCTCCCGAGGAGCCCGCCACGTCGATCTACGAGGCGGGCCCGCAACCACTCGCCTGAAGGGGATGAATGCTCGTGCGCCGTGACAAGACGCTCTCCCGCCTCACCGGCGCTAAGGTCCTCGTCCCCGTCGACGGGGAGACCGTACGCGGCACCCTCACCGCCGTCACCCCGGCCTGGGTGACCCTCACCGGGTGCCAGGCCGAAGACGGCACCACCATCGAGGGGGACCTCATGGTCGCCCTGCCCCTGCCCTGGGTGCAGGTGATCCGATGACGCGCTTCCAGACCCTCGACGCCCTGGCCGCCAACCACGCCGGGAACACGATCCTCGACGTCGTCGACCCAGGTATCCCCCTCGTCGACTACGACGCCTCGGACCGGGACGCCGCCTCCGTCGCCGCCGCCTGGCGCACCCAGCCGGCCATCCGCAAGGTCACCTCGTTCATCGCAGCCAACGTCGCCTCCATCCCGCTGCACGTCTACGAGCGCGTCTCCGACTCCGACCGGCAGCGCGTCACCACGGGCGCCCTGGCGCAGGTCATCGGGGCGCCCAGCCCCGCGATGGGCGCGTACCGGTTCTGGGAGCGCGTCATCCTCGACGGGCTCCTCTACGACCGGCGCGCCGTGATGATCGTCGACGACGGCGACCGCACCGAGCTCGTGCGCATCCCACCCCGCCGGTTCCGCATCGTGTCGGACGGCCTGGACCGGGTCAAGGCCGTGCGCATCACCACCGGTGACGGGCAGGTCAAGGACATGGACCCCGCCGGGTTCCTCCTCGACGTCGGCTACTCCCAGTCAAACGGTAAGGGCCTGTCCCCCATCACGACGCTGGCGGCCCTACTGCGTGAGGCAGCCGAGGCCGTCGATTACCGGCGCGCCGTCATGCGCAACACCGCACGTCACACCGGGTGGATAAGCCGACCCACCGAGTGGCCGAACCGGGACGCCCGGAACAACTTCCTGGAGTCGATGCGGGCGTTCCGCGCCGGCGGTGGCCGCGAAGGCGGCGACCTCCTCCTCGATGAGGGCATGGAGTGGCACGACCGCTCCTACAAGCCCACCGACATCGACGACCTGGACGCCCGCACCCTGACCAACATCGAGGTCGCGGGCGCCTACCACATCGCCCCCGAGCTGCTCGGCGACAGGCAGGGCAATTATTCCAACATGGAGTCGATGAGGGAGTCCCTCTACCGGGACAACCTCGGCCCCTACATCCGGGCGTGGGAGGAGATGTGCGCCCCGCTGGCTGACCGGCTCAGCGACGGGCGGGCTCTCTACGTCGAGGCACACCTCGACGCGAAACTGCGGGGATCCTTCGAGGAGGCCGCGGCCGTGCTCCAGACATCGACGGGTGCCCCGTGGATGACTCGCAACGAGGCCCGCGCCCGCCTGAACCTGCCGGCCATCGACGGCGGGGACGACCTCATCACCCCGCTGAACGTGCTGGTGGGGGGTCAGGCGTCCCCGACGGACTCCGGCGCCCAGAACGAGGGCCAGGACACCGACGCCCCTAAGGCGGCCGCCGGCGTGCAGGTGAAGTCAGCGGACCTCGAGGGCGACTGGCCCACCAGGGCTGAGGACGCTCTCAAGCGCCACTACAGCCGTCAGGAGCGGGCCGTCATGTCCGCTCTCGGTGCGAAGGCCGACGGCTGGTGGGACCAGGCCCGGTGGGACCGGGAGCTCGCTGAGGACCTGTACCGGCTCGCTTCCGCGTGCGTCGACCAGATGGGCCGTGAGGCGTGTACCCGCCTCGGGTTCGATCCCGATGAGGACTGGAGCCTGCCGCGCACGCAGGCGTACCTCCAGGCGGTCACGAAGGCCCGTGCCCGGTGGGTGAACGAGGCGACTCGCCGGCAGATCGAGGCTGCCCTGGCTGAGGCCGGCACGGAGGGCGTGCCCGCTGTGTTCGACCGTGCCCGCTCCCAGCGTGCAGCCGCCGGCGCGGGCGCGTTCGTCGCGGCGATGGGCTCGTTCGCGACGGTCGAGGCCAGCAAGCAGGCCGCCCCCGGCCGGTGCACCAAGACCTGGATCACGGGCCGTAACCCCAGGCCGACGCACCTGGCGATGAACGGGGAGACGACGCCCGCGTGGACGGACTTCTCCAACGGCCTGTCCTGGCCCGGTGACCCGGCCATGGGGCCGGATGAGTCGGCCGGCTGCAACTGCACCGTTTCCGTAGAGATCACGCACTAAGGAGGGCTCCTCGTGGAGTTCAAGACCACCGGCACCCTGAGCCGGAAGACAGACGGCGACGGCGACCACGCCGGGTTCGTCGGGTACGCGTCCACGTGGACGAGGGACCCCGACTCCTACGGCGACGTCGTCGCCAAGGGCGCTTTCACCCGCACCCTCAAGGAGTGGAGCGAGAAGGGCCTGCCCATCCCCGTCCTGTGGGGCCACCGCCTCGATGACCCGAAGTACTTCATCGGCGCGGTCAAGGACGCCAAGGAGGACGACCACGGCCTGAAGGTCGACGTCGAGCTCGACGCCGACTCCCCCACCGCCGAGCACGTGCGCCGCCTCCTGAAGAGCGGGGCCGTCGCACAGATGTCCTTCGCGTTCGATGTGCGCGACTCCGGCGACATCGAGCTCGACGACGGCCGCAAGGCCCGCGAACTGCGGGACCTCCGCCTCTACGAGGTGAGCGTGGTCCCGATTGGTGCGAATCAGGACACGTCCATCGAGACCGTCAAGGCCCCCGCCGATGGGGGCCTCACCAGCGAGGAGGTCGCCCAGGTACGGGCTCTCCTCGCCTCCCAGACCGCCCCCGAGGAGGGGGAAGCCGGCAGCAACACCGACGACGACGCCGAGGCCCCTGAGGGGCAAGACGACGACCCGGTGAAGGCCGCCGCGCGACTCAACACCCAAATTGCAGTCCTCTTCATTGAGGGAGAAAGGAGCGCCGCATGAGCACGCTCACGGAGGCGCGCGCGGTGGCCCTGAAGGCCGCCATGGACGCCCAGAACGCTATGAACGCTGCCGGTGACCAGGTCACCTTCGAGATGTGCAAGGAGGTGGAGAAGCGCGTCAACGAGGTCAAGGAGATCGACGAGCGTATCGCCGCCTCCAAGAGCGCACGCGACATGATCGCGTCCCTCGGCAGCATCCCGGAGGACAACACCTACGAGCCGGGCGAGGAGTCCGGCATGAAGGCCGGCACCTTCGGTGAGCGCTACGTGCGCTCCTCCACCTACAGCGAGTGGGCCAAGGCCCACCCCTCCGGCCTCGGTGAGGGCTCCAACCTGACCCTTCCCGGCGTGAAGATCGGGGACCTCGAGGAGCTCCTCATCTCCCGTAAGGCCAACGGCCAGGTGATCGCTACCCCGCTCGCGCACATCGCCCCGACCCGCTACCCGATGGTTGACATGGTCGACCGCCGGCCCCTGACCCTCCTCGACGTCATCGGGCACGGTCAGATGGCGAACGCCTTCGAGTACGTTCAGGTGACTGGCGTCACGAATAACGCCGCCATCGTCAAGGAGAACACGCAGGACACCGACCCGCTGAAGCCGACGTCGGACATGACGACGACTCTGGCCGACTGCAAGCCCTACACCTTCGCAGACGGCTACGAGGTTACCAATCAGCTGCTCTCCGACGCCCCGGCGTTCGCCGCCTACATGAACACCGCGGTCCGCTACAACCTCGATACCGTCATCGAGGACAAGGTTCTCAACGGCACCGGCACCGAGGAGCCCAAGGGCATCCTGAAGACCACCGGCGTGCAGGAGAAGACCTACACGGCCGGGGCCGACGCCATGGACCTGGCGAAGGCCGTGCGTGGTGGCCGCACCAAGATCACGAACGTTGGTGGCGTCGCTACCGCCGTGATCCTCCACCCCGAGGACGTCGAGGCCCTCGACCTCATGCAGGACGCCGACAAGCGCTTCTACGGGCTCGGCCCGTGGGGTATCGGCCCGCGCACCCTGTGGGGCGCCCCCGTCGTCGAGTCCTCGAAGGTCACCAAGGGCCAGGCGCTCATGGGTGACTTCAACCAGGTCCAGCTCCTCGACCGTGAGGGCCTGAGCGTCGTCGCCTTCAACCAGCACAAGGACTACGCGGCTCGTAACCGCGTCTACGTGCGTGCCGAGCTCCGTGCCGGCCTGGTCATCTGGCGCCCGAACCGCCTGTGCCTGGTGAAGGCCGCCTGATGGGTGTCGACGACGGAATGGTCACCCTCAACGGGGTGCGGTACCGGCTGGATGACGCCATCGCCTGGGGTCTCTACGACCCTGAGCCGCAGGGACGTCACGTCGCCCCCGAGGAGGGGGCCACTGAGGGCGAGGAGGGGCCGGTGACGGCCGCCGCCCCTGACCCGGAGAACAAGGAGACGCAGCCCAAGGCGCGTCCCACCGCGAAGGAGTGAGGACCATGCCTGACGCCCTAGTCACCCCTCAGGCCGTGGCCGAGGCGTCGGGCGGGCAGGTCCCCGAGGGGGACCCGAGGCTCCCAACCCTGATCGCCGGGGCCACTGACGCTATCCGCCTGTGGTGCGGGTGGCACGTGGCCCCGGTGATTGAGGAGACCCTGACCCTCGACAGTGAGGGGTCAGCGTCGCTGCGTCTACCCACGGGCCGGCTGGTTACCGCCACCGGCCTGAAGGTCGACGGCGTACCGGTCCCGGATGACGCCTGGGACTACTCGACGGCCGGCATGATCCGCCTCCGGCGTGGGGTCTTCCCTGACCGGTTCCGGGCCGTGGAGGTCACCATCACGCACGGCTGGCCGCAGGCCCCGTCCCTGGCGGCCGTCATCACCCGGTCGGTCCTGTCCGCGTGCGCCTCCCCCATGGGGGCCACACGCGAGCAGGCGGGCTCCATCTCAGCGACCTGGGCGCGGGCGGGCATGACCCTGTCCGACACGGACCGCCGCGAGCTCGCCGCATACCGCCTCCAGCACTGGGCATAGGAGGGCGCCTTGCTTCCGTCATTCGCGAGACAGCGCGTCACCATCGTCACCCCCGGACAGCGGGAGGAATGGGGCCAGATCACCACGGACTGGGGATCGGCCACCACCACGGACGTCACCTGCGTGTGGGAGGCCACCCAGGCCACCATCCACGGCGTAGCCACGGGCGACGTCGACGCCGGGCAACGCACCGTCTACCTCAACCCCGGCACCCGCATCAGCGGGGAGTGCCGGCTCCGGTTCCCCGACGACCCCGGCCATGACTGGGTGATCGTCGGCCTGCCGATCCCCAACCAGTCGCCCACCGGGCGCCTGTCGCACATCGCCGTCATCACGAAACGCTGGGAGGCCGCCCAATGAGCAAGGTCAAGGTCGTCATGAATCCCGCCGGGGTGCGGGCGCTCCTGAACGCTCCCGGCGTCGTCGCTGACCTGGACGCCCGCGCCGAGCGCATCCGGGCGGCCGCCGGCCCCGGATTCTTCGTGCGCCGACGCGACAAGCGCATCAACCGGTACGCGTCCCAGGTGCGTACCGCCGACGACGAGGGCCGCAAGGCACAGGCGGACGGCAACGTCCTCATGAAGGCCCTGGACGCTGGCAGGTGAGCGGCATGGAGCAACCAGACATCATCGACGGGCTCCGCCGCTACCTCGCTGAACGTCTCGCCGGCGTCCCCGTCTACGCGTTCCTGCCGAGGGACCCGCCCGGCCGGTTCGTCCTCATCGACCGTGTCGGAGGCACCCGTGACCTGGCCGTGGACGCGCCACGGATCACGGTCGAGGCGTGGGCGCCCACCAAGTCATCCGCGTACGCGCTCTGTCTCGAAGCCAGAGCCGCGATCTTCAACCCGATGCCGCCCCTGCCGGGCGGCATTCGTGTCATACGGCGAACCGAGGTCGGTGGCCCCAGCCATGAGCCGCCGACCACCAGCGGGTGGGACCGATACCGCTGGACCGTCGAAATCAGACACCAACTCACCCGCTGAAAGGAAAATCCGTGTCCTACGAGAAGCTAAACGCGATGCAGATCATCACTGCTGGCTCAGATGATGACTGTGTTGCTCTCGCCCCGGCCGGCACCAAGGCCCCTACCACCCTCGCCATCCCCACCACCTTCAAGGAGGTCGGGTGGATCGACAAGGACGGCATTGAGTTCACCGCTGACGACTCCGTGGACAAGCGGCGCGCCCACCAGGGCAACCGCGTCTACAAGGTTCAGATGACCGAGTCGGACTCCGGGGTGACGTTCACCGCCCTCCAGTCCAACATCGACACGCTCAAGCTCCAGTGGCTCGTGAAGTCGTCCTCGGAGGACTCCGGCGTCATCAAGCACGTCCTGTCCTCGTCCCGGAAGGTCGAGAACGTCGCCATCATCGTCTACGCCGAGGCCAACGGTCACAAGTACCTGTGGCACTGCGAGTCGTTCCAGATCGGTGAGCGTGAGGGCTTCAAGCTCGCGAACACCGACGACGTCGCCTACAAGATCACGGGCACGTTCACCGGCGACATCACGATGCTGACGGACGACGAGGCGTTCAAGGCCGCGTGACAAATCTCCTCCTGGTGGGCGACTTTGGGTCGGTCCTCGCCCACCAGGAGGCACCCCCGTCTGACCGGCCCCGACCTAGGAAGGACCGACCATGAGCAAGAAGAAGAAGAACCGCAACCGCCCGTACCGTCAGACCGCCCCAGGCGCGACCGCGCAGCGCGCCGCTGAGGCCGGCGCGGCCGTCCCCCAGGACCGCCTCCAGCAGGCCGAAGCCACCGGCGGCACCCTGGTCACCGACTACAAGGGCTTCCACATCGAGGTCACCTCTGACGACCTCGACGACTACGAGGCCATGTCCAAGCTCACGCAGAGCGTCCCCGGCCCGTTCCTCGAGATCGTCTTCCCCGATGAGCGTGAGCGTGCCCGGTTCCTGCGTGAGTGCTGCGCAGACGAGAACGGCAAGGTCCGGTTCACCCTCGCCGTGCAGGCCGCCATGGAGATTTTCGAGGCGCTCGGCATGGGAAACTGACCCGCCTGCCCATCCTCCTCAGGGAGGAGGGGCAGGCCATCGAGGCAGACCTCCAACGCTACTACGGCGTTGACCTGCTCGACCTGTGGCGCGGGAAACTCACGATGCGCCGGTGCATGGCCCTCATCGAGGGTCTCCCTCCAGGCGCAACCCTCCACCGGCGCACCGGGGGCTCGCTCGCCTGGTCCGACGAGACCACGGCCGCGCTCAGCGCCGGGCACAGCGTCGTCACTGCCCTGGTCGCCCTCCTGGGCGGCGACAAGGCGAAACCACCGCCACCACCAGAACCACCCCCGGTCGGGTGGCGCAAGACCCAGGAAGACGACGCCGCCTGGGAGGCCGAGCGCCTCCGCCGATTCAAGGCGAGGCAACAGAAAACCGCATAGAGGAAGGGGGCCAGCATGGCCGGAGTCGCCGGAGGAGCCATCGAGCTCGCAACCGCCTATGTCCAGCTGGTCCCCTCCCTGCGGGGCGCTCCTGAGGCCGTCGCGCAGGCGTTCTCGGGTGCCCCGGCGCAGAAGGCCGGCCAGAAGGTTGGTGACCGGATCGTCGATGGTATCGGTGCGGCGATCCGGCGCGGTGGGCAGATTCCTGCGGCTCTGTCGGCCCTGGCGTCGAAGTCGGCGGCGGGGTTCAGCGCGGCCACTGATGCTGCCCGCCTGGTGGGTCAGGCGTTCGCCGCGTCCAGCCGCATCGCCTCCGAGGCAGCCGGCGACATTCACAAGGCATGGGAAGGCACATTCACGCGCCTCGCACCCGGCGCGGCGAAGGCGCTGGCCGCTATCCAGGCGCACTTCCAGGCGGCCTCTGGCCGTATCGGTGCTGTCTGGCAGGCGGCGACCGCCAACCTGGCGCGGGCGTTCAGCGCGGTGTCCGCCCCGATCTCCGCGGCCTGGCAGCGTGCCACCGCCCCCATCGTCAGCGGCTTCCAGTCCGCTATCAACGCCGCGCGGGGAGCCGCCTCCAACATCGGCAACGCCTTCTCTGGTGTCGCGTCCCGCGTCGGTGGCGTCTTCCAGAAGTTCACCGCCCCCATCAGCAGCGCCTTCTCCTACGTCGGCTCGAACCTGCGCGCAACGGTCGGCCTCGTCGGCACCTCCGTGTCCAGCATTCAGGCTAAGTGGGAGGCCGCGTGGGCGAAGATGCCGGCACCCGTGCAGGCGCTCCCAGGGAAGATCGGGTCAGCGTTCGCCAGCGTGGGCGGCAAGATCGGCTCCGCGATCTCCTCCGGCGCTGCCGCCGCCATCAACGCCGCCGCCTCCCTGTCTTCCGCCGTCGGTAACGCTCTCCAGGGCGCTATCAGCACGGGCGCGAAGGCCGCCGGCGTCGCCGTCGCCGGGCTCGCAGCCACCATCACCGCGAACCTCGGTGGCGCGGTCCAGCGCGCCGACCAGCTGTTCACCTTCCCCCGCGTCATGGCCAACATCGGCTACTCGGCGGAGGAGGCGGACAAGCAGATCAACCGCATCAGCGACTCCCTGGATGGTCTGCCGACAGCCACCGACGAGATCGTCAGGATGGTGCAGGGCATCGCCCCGCTGACCGGTGACCTCACGAAGGCCACGGACATCTCCCTGGCGATGAACAACGCCCTCCTCGCTGGTGGTGCGTCGACGACGCTGGCCGCCAACGCTATGGAGCAGTACCGGCAGCAGATGGCCGTCGGCAAGGTCGACATGATGGCCTGGCGCTCCATGACGAACGCGATGCCTGGTCAGATGAACCAGATCGCCCAGTCCATCCTCGGCGCGGAGAGCAACTCGACACTTTTGTACACCGCGATGAAGGAAGGCACCGTCACCTTCGACGACTTCAACAATGCATTGTTGAAGCTCAACTCGGAGGGGATGGACGGTGTTGCGTCTTTTGACACGCAGGCACGTACTGCAACCCTGGGTATCGCGACGGCTTTCACGAACGCGGGCAACCGCATCAGGAAAGCCATGGCCGAGATTATCAAGGCCATCGGCGTCAAAGAGATCGCCGAAAAGATCAACAGCATCACTGATGGTATTGTCGGTTTTGGGAAGAACGTCGGTGACGTAATCACCCGGATCAAGGGCTCGGGCGGTTTCAGTCAACTGGGGCAGACCCTCGGCGGGCTCCTGCCGGTCATCGGCGGCCTGGCCGGAGCCCTCGGTCCCCTCCTGACACAGATCCCGCTCATCGGCGGCGTGTTCTCCAGCATGACCGGCCCCGTCGGCATCGTAATCGGACTGTTCACGTCGATGGTGATGCACAGCCAGCTGCTACGCGACGCCATCTCCGGCGCGTTCAAGACCCTCGGAGAAGTGTTCCAGTCGCCGGCGATCTCAGGGGCTCTCCAGGCGCTCGGCTCCCAGCTCGGGACCATCGCCGGCATCCTCGGTGACTCCCTCGGCTCGGCGCTGAACGTCGTGGCACCCCTGCTCGCGAACATGGCGCAGGTCATCGTCCCGGTCCTCGCACAGGTGTTCGGGCAGCTGGTCGCAGCGGCCACGCCGATCGTCACCTCGATCTTTGGGGCTCTCACCCGTGTCATGGCGGCTCTCCTGCCGCCTCTGACGCAGATCGCGGCGACGGTCCTGCCCCTCCTGGGGCAGATGTTCTCCATGGTGGCCGCCGCCGTCGCACCGGTGATTGACCAGATCGCGAACATCCTGGTGCAGGCGCTGAACCTGCTCATGCCGATCCTGATGAACCTGGTCAACGCGGTCATGCCGGTGATCGTGCAGGTGATTGCTGCGATCATGCCGCCTCTCCAGCGGGTCATCTCCGCGGTGATGTCCGTGATCTCGGCGATTCTGCCGCCCCTGGTGTCCATCATCGGGACGGTCATCAGCGTCATCACGCCGATCATCGCGGCGGTCCTCCCGGTCCTGGCCCGCCTGATTGGCACGGTCATCAACTGGATTTCCTCGTGGATTTCCGTCATGTCCAGCCTCCTCGTCCCGGTGATTAACGTCGTCGCCTCTGTCATTAACGTGGCAGTG